GATTGACAAATCGCCTGAAGTTTTAATCGTCATACCTGTTCCTCAATTAACTTACTGTGCCATAAGCGGTTACGTTTCCAACCACCACCAAATTTCCAGAGGAATCAAGTGATGCCTTGTTTGTACCACTGTAAGCAAAATAAATCTTTGTGCCAGAAATAGAGATTGTCCAGCTTCCAGAAGAAACACCAGCCGCAGTTCCTGTCGTGTTTTGATTCAATGTAGGAAACGTGCAGTTTGCCAAATTGCCAGAAGCAGGAGTCCCAAGAGCAGGAGTAGTCAATGTTGGACTACTCAAAGTCGTATTGGTTAAAGTAGCACCATTGGTGTCTGCCTTTGTTGCAATAGCAGTAGCAATCGCATCAAACTCAGTATTGATTTCAGTGCCTTTAACAATCTTCAGAGGATCGCCAGAAGACAAAGCATCTTTAGTCGCAAAATTTGTGGCTTTCGTGTAGTTCGACATTTTTTCCCCTTAAGTCAGCTTGCCATTCTTGGCTTGAATTTCAATTTTCTGAATCGACAAACCTGAACCATTGATATCAGATTCGTAACCAGTCTGAACGATTTTCCCAGCACCAGTTGCATGAACAACCAATGTTTGCAACGCAACACCATCAGAATACTCTGCAATACCATACTCAGCTACGTTGTAATACTCTTCACCTTGAGATGGAATCTGAACGCTTTGCGCCCGATAGTTCTCATTAAAGTCAAATCCCCACTTAAAAATAACAGCCTGATTACTGCCACCAATTACCACGGTGGTAAGTTTTTTCAGGATAGATGTCTGATTGGGATTCCCAAGATCAGCATGGTTCGTAAAGTAAACCATACGATACGAAGATGTATTGTCTTGGTAAGTTCCATACTGACCAACATAACCAGTCTTGCCAATCAGTAAAGTGCCATCAAGTTTCTTGCAGAATGACTTAGGCTCAATACTGTCCCACACGGTCACACGAGCAGAACCATCTTGCAACTGACCACGAGTGTCAAAGCAGTAAACAGCCTTCACACTTGGCACAGACAAAAGATAAAAAGCATTCAACTCAGAGTAAACAGACTTGATATTTGCCTTGGTTTCACCATTGACAATCTCCATCAAGTCGTTACGCACATTCTTAGACAAGTCACGCAACGGAGCAGACTTCTCTTGAATGGTTCTCAAGAATGAACGCACACCACTGTTAGACAAGAAGATAACGTCAGTTCCAGTGTTTTGAATGCTGTCACGAGCAATACAACCAATTCCGCTAACAGTGTCGCTAAGAGAAATAGTTGCGGGAGTGGTAGCCCCCTGGTAGACAAGAATCTGCGATTTGCCGAAGATAATCAAAAATCCATTATGCGCCGCAATACCAGAAATCTCGTCTGAACCAGAGGGCCAAACACGAGAAATATCCAAAGAACCAGCAGTTCCTGTAGACCACACAGCACCATTGAGCAAATCAGAGAAGTAGACCGTGTACTTGTCAGATGCAGTATTTGCCGCCCACAAACGACCATAAGCAGAAATCACAATGTCTGCTTGAGGAGCAGTGCCTACATAACCAGACATCTCAGAAATGCGTCTGTATGTCGTAGTGCTAGTTGCAGGGTCATAAACCAATGGATCATGCCCAGTCTGGAAGAAATAAGCATTTCCATTCAGTGTGGCAGTCTTCCAATTGCTTGCGCTGATCGTAGGAGCAGTACCACCACCACCATAGGTCAGTTCAACAACAGCATTTGATCCATCTAACTTGAACAACTTGCTGTTTCCTGCAAACAGAACAGTCGATGTGCCATCATTGCCAATCAACTCATGGATAGCAGTGACATTGTTTGAGCCAAGGTTGCCAGAAGAAGAATTAACCTTTGACCAACCTTTCCTAGCACCAATACGACCATACTGGTCAATGATGCAGTTTGTGGCAGTCAAAGCAAATCCAGCACTCAAGTCCAAAGGAGAATCTTGAGTATTCAGCCCATAGAAACCTGGGGCTGAAATGCTGAATGTTTGAATTGCTTGTGCCATCAATTCGCCTCAAAAGTCATTTCTTCAGGATAGCGAGTGCTTTCCAAAGCAATGTAATCAGCAAGCATCGAACGATACAACTGATAAGCCTCAGAAGAATTCAATCCACCATCCTCGCCACGCTCAACCAATGCACGAGCATAAGCATTCTGAATTACCAACTCAGAAGGAACTAATAGCTCAGTCGCATCACTAGACAGAGTTGCTTGCGGAATAATCAAATCAAACACCAGTGAGTAGGCTTTGTCTGGCACAGGGTAAACATCAACCTTTGTGTCATCAGAGCCATCTACTCCATTGAAAGCGTAGTATGTAGGTGCGGCAGTCTGAGTCGTTCCAAAGTTAAGGAAACGATTCATGTTTGCAAAAGGAATGTTGCGAAGAGTCAAATCTTGAGTGTCATTGATCGCATCAATAACACGGAACTTCTGACCAGCACCAGTCATAGAGTATGAATGCGTGTTGGCAACTGTAGAAATAGTCACTGTAGTTGACAGAACATTCCAAGAATAAGCATCTTCAACTTGACGCTTTGCATCATTGACAAACTTACCAATCAACTTGGAATAGTCAGTCTGAGCAACAGTTTCAACTTCTGCTTCTCGTAAACGAATCAAAATATCATTAACCAGTTCAAGGTAAGTCATGTTCTTTGATTCCCTATAAGTTCAAATGTCAATACAACAGTAAATGTAGAACCAGATTCAGGTGTACATTTAATCTGATCACCCTCTTCCAAAACAACGTATGCTCCACCATCAAACTTCAAATAGTCTTTAGAGCCAAATGAATAAGATGACAGGATGTCGTAGGTTGCGTTTGCAGAAGCGTCATACCACTGCAAAGTGATGTGCTTTGTTGATCCACTAGTGTTGTGCAAATAAGCAAGATTCCAAAGCGCACGATAACCAGTCGGCACTGTGTACAACGTGCTACTAGAACCCGCTGTAGGAGTTGATCCGACTGAAATCTCTCTCATTTTTTGGCCTTGTTCCTTGCAGAAATTGCTTTTGCTTTAGAACGAGCATCTTCTTTTGAAGAAGCACCCCAGGCATTTAGAGATAAAAGGAGTCTTGTTGGCTTACCATCCTTATACTCTGGCCCAGGCATATTGCCCATTCTGGCTAAAAAGGAGGCCCGTCTAGGGTTGTCGCCACTCTTTACTGGTGCTTTCAATTCGCCACCAGTTGACGCATTATACGAGGCTCTACCTTTAGCATTCAAGCCCCCTTTAGGATTTTTACCTTCTTTCCTAGTCCAGGCTGGGCTTTTCATCACATTCCACGCTTCATCTTATTTTTGGCAGTACGCTGACCACGCATAGGCATTGACCTAGATTTACCAGCCGAAGACAATGCAATCGCAATAGCCTGTTTTTGAGGCTTTCCAGCCTTCATCTCACGCTTGATGTTCTCGCTGATCGTCTTTTGTGAAGAACCTTTTTTGAGAGGCATGATTGCTCCTTATTTGAAAAAACGGGTTACTACAAATGAAACAAAGCCCCCAAAAACGGAGGCCATCATCATTCCAGTCCACAAGCCACCTTTTGACTTGTTTGCTAGTTCAAGCAAAGCACGAACATCAGTTCTCAAAGCATGAACTTCTTTTTCTAGAGCCTCAACCTGAGCCTCTAACTTGCCAAAATCACGAGCATCGATGTCACTCATAATGAAATCTTCCTTGGACGACCTGGACGTTTAGTCATCACTGGAATATTGCCCATCACAATCCGATTTGGGGTAGGAAGACGCTCTTCCTTTTCTTCAATCTGTTCTTCAACCAAATCGACACGGACATATCCAGGATGAGTCTTCATAGTCTCAATGTCGTGATCTAAGGTAAAACTTACCAGATTGCCACTTGCAAGACATTTGTATGTTGCCATAAAAAAAGGGGGATTGCTCCCCCTCTCCTTTAGATGGTCGGACGACCAATAACGATTTTCAGAGTGGACGAGGCCAAATCGACAGTTGCCGTTGACTCGTTCTGAATACGGAACTTGACGGTGTTGGCGGCACTGACATAGCCAGTGACAGTCAAACCCACCAAATCCACACCCAATGAAGCACCAAGAACCATGTCACCAAGGGCGACACCAGGAACGGTAATGTCATCGGTTTCACCAGCACCATCAGACAAAGAACCAGCATTCAAGGTTGCTTTAACAACCCAAGTTTCGTTGAAAATACCACGAAACTGATCATTGCTTTGACGGACGGTTACAGACGTTGCGGTTGCCATGTATCAATCTCCTTAAAAAGAAAAAAGTCTCCCCCCCGTTAGGGAGAGAGACTAAGTGCATCAGCTAGGTACAGCCAAGGCAACTGCGCCGTAGTCACGCAGTTCAGCAACGCCGTACAGAGTATCAGCGGTGAACAGCGTACCCAAGTACTCTTGCTTGTACTGGGTTTGCGAACGAACAGCCATCTGCTCAACCAGCACCATCGAATCACGATGACCCATCAAGCAGATACGGGCAATAGCCGTACCAGAAGCGGGGAAAGTGGAAGTTGCAGAGGCAGAGTCAGCGTTGCTAGACACAAACACGGGGATGCCATACACGTTACCAATTTCGCCGTTACGGATGGTGTTGCTTGAACCAGACTCACCAACGAAAGCCTGTTCGGTGTAACGAGCAATGCCCATCAACGTATTACGGCTAGAAGGAGGAATGATGAAGAAACGACCATCCATCGGCACATCGGAATCGTCCAAACGCTGAATGGTGCGGCGAATAGCGGCATCAGTCAGAGCAGAAGCGTTACCAGTGTTGGTGTTGGCGGTGTAATCAAACGTGGTCGTGCCATCACCACCGATGTAAGCGGCATCGTAACGTGCGCCAGCAGAGCCACCGTTAACAACACGGCCCAATTGGATCAGGTCGGTGTCAACTTGCTTTGCAAGGGCATAACCTGCATCGTCAGTGTAGAACTGACGCAGGGACGATTGAGCTTGAGCCTCAACGATGTCTTCAATCAAGCGGCTATATTCATAGTGCTTGTTGATGGACACGGTTTTCTCGCTTTCGGTAGCGGCAATCAGCGTAACCTGCGTAGAAGCAGATTTAGCAGATGCAGAACCACGAGTGGGGACGGGAATGTGAACGGTATCGCCTTTTTTGCCACGGAAATTCATCTTCTTGATGAGGTTGGCGGCAACAAGATTCTTCTTGTAAGCGGCGGCAATTTCATCAGACCAAATTTCAGGGATAAACGTTGCCGCAGTCGTTACTGTGACGTGATCAGTTCCAAGAGCCATTTTCAAATCTCCAAAAGATTAAAGGTTGTCATTTAACCCTGCCCTCAGCATAAGCCGCCATGATTTCTGGTTGCAATGCCTCGTATCGAGCAGGATCAGTCATCTTCAGCCGAATTAAGTCAGCCCTACGGTAAACCCTCTTTGAACTCTCTCCAGTTCCACCAACATCAACTGTCGCAGTCTTCATGTCCTTCTCACGAGTTGCTTTACCAGCTTTCTCGGTTTGTTTAGAACGAATTCCACGCAATTCCTTGTAGGTAGACAGCAATTCATTAGCACTGTCAAAGTCATATTCAGCATCTGCTTTAGAGTACAGAGACATCCTTACGGATGAAGCCTTAACCCATTCAGCGAATCCAGCATCTTGAACAATTTGTGCAAAATCAGGATGCGCTTGTTGCAACTTCTGCTGAATCTGCATCCTTTTGAACTCTTGAGCCGCTTGACGGGCCGCAAGAACATCAGGATGTGCTTCTACAGTCTTTTGAACAGCCTTCCTTGGGTCTTCAAAGAAGTCTACTTCAGGTTCTTCCTGAACAGCAGGTTGATTTTTACTTGCAAGATTGCTCTTGATCAGTTCATCTGCTAGTTTGCGAACTTCACCAACTTCCTGCGCTTGCTTGCCAATTAGCTTTTCAGCCTCTTGATGCATCTTAATCACTTCTTCAAGTGACTTGTTCCTGTATTTCTCAGGAAGGGAAGTTGCCTCTTCCTCCAATTTGGAGATTTGTTCGCCAACTATTTCCAGTTCGTTACCGTCAAGATTCTCGTTTTCGTCAATCAACATGATGTTTCCTTTTCCTGCCTAATCGGTTGTAGGAGATATGAACTCGGCACAATTGCTTATGAGTTCGCTTTTTGCTCTGCTTTCAACTTTTCACGATGTTTGCGCTCAAATTTCATGGCCTCGCCAGGAAAATGACCACTCCACCCTTCAAGTTTGATCGCTGGAGCAGATATGATGCGATTGGCTGAACCACCGCAATCACACTTCAAACTAGTTGTCTCATAACCAACCAGTTTTTCAAACTTATGTCCGCTTTCGCAGACAAAATCAAACATTCTTTTCATTCAGTTCCTCGTAAGCACGTTCGCTGACCTCTTTGAGGTTTTTCAGCCATGTGAGGATTGAAAGCTCACCTTTTTTGAATTGTAAGTCTTTCTCATCCTGAACAACGCTTATATTATTCAAAGCGTTTACCATATTGTCAATATCCTCAATCAAATCTATCCATCCATCAGTTGCCATCATGGAGAATCGATTTTCGTAGTATTTTTGCAACTCTGGTGTCACTGTTCACCCCAATTTTGAGAACCAACTACCGCAATCAGTGCAGGAACATCAGCACAGGATTGGATTGCAATCTCTAGTCTATTGGCTTCAGCAACAATGGTGGCTCGCTTTGCAACAACATCAGCAGGAATAGCGACATCACGCTCTGCCTTGCGAATCACCATCCAATCCGTCTGAGCCAACAGAGTTCCAGCAGTTTGCTTGACTTGTGCAATCCATTGAGACTTCAAGCCTTTGGTGACCAAACGCTTGTCTGAGTCCACCATTGCAGGCTCACCGTTAACCTCACCCAAGACCTTGACAAACAAAGGATTGCCTTGCTCATCAGATTCTTCACGGTCTTCTAACTGTTTAGGATTGTCAATGCCCCAGTAAAACCGATCATCATAGGATGCGGGGTCTGCAACCTCAGTGATGCCGATGGCAACCTTCTCAGCAGTTGAAGTGAGTCTGAGCCAGTTGGCAGGGTATTGAATGCCATCAACCTCAAATGCGGTGTCGATGGGCAATGGTTTGTTATTGAGCATGAACATGGTTGTCACCTTGCGAGAGAAAGTTTGAAGGGCGATTCACTGAAAGCGGCATACACATAAGTTCCACCGCTGGCGTTTACATCAGAATATGTGTCACGCAATTTGAAGCCATTTGATAGTTGATCCATACTGTCACTGCCTTCAGCATTGCTTAGGTTTGGATATAGTTCTTTGCTTGCGCTTGAGCCGTTATAACCTAAGCGTTTGTTGTCGTGAATCGTCCAGTTTCCAGTGGTGTCTGTGCGCTTAATCATTATGAATGCAGGACGGAAGTTGCAGAAAATGAACGGCCCATCGCTCGATCCATTACCCGTGTAGCTCCCGAATTTGGAATACCCAGCAACCTCTGCAAAGCAGTAGGCAATACAGTTTGTGCTTGCAACTACACCGTTTCCGCTTGTAAAACCAAATACTGTTGATGTTGGAAATGCACTACCCCAGATATTTGATCCATTGTCACTAAGTGCGGCAGTAGTAAAAGTAAGATATTTTTTTACCGTTGTACAAACGGACGCATGATAAATAGACCAGTTATATGACCCTGAATCTCTTGATTTCATTACTATGAATGATGGAGCAACACCAAGACCATGCCCCGCCGTCCTGTCGGCACTTGTGCCTGACGCAAAACTAACAATGCTAAACCCAGCCGTGGCATTCACACTCACAGTTGATGTGATTGAGCCATTGGTGTTGGATGAGGATGTGCCACCTGCTTTCCAGTTCCAAGCGGCATAAGTCACCCCATTTTGGTTTGTTGCGTTATACGAAACCCTTTGGATTGCAGTAAATCCGTTAGCAGTAATTTGAAGTTGTGTTCCAGTTGTCCCAACAGATGTTTCGGCGTTGGTTGAGTTAGATAGCAATAACGCATCGTTTCCACGAACGCTATCTACCAAGTTGTGATTAAATGCGTTGCTTCTTGCTTTGTTCCAAACCAAATCAGGAGTGAATGCCAGACTAGAAATGACTTGAGATTGACCGTCAGCAGTTCCTGTGCCTGTTCTCAAGACAACATCCATGTGCTTATTACCAGCCTTGATCGTAGGCTCAGGCAGGTTAAATGTGTTCAGTGCCTTGAAGCCTGTTGGCGGGGTGTAGCTAAATGGTCGTTGACCAAAGTTTGTGTAGGAAGTAACTGTCCCGCTTCCTGCATAGTTGTCAATGAAGTAGAACAGAGCTTCTGTGGTCGAGATGGTGAACGATGGATTAGTTCCAGCCGCAGGGTCACCCGTTGTGCCTCCAGTGCTGTTGTACCAGTTCGACCCGTCACCAATCCACAGATAGCCAGTGGCAGAGTCATACGCCAAACGCATGGTCGTGCCTGATGTGAACGCACCACCAAAGTTCGATGAGCTTGACCCGCCATTCCACAATGTCTTTACATCAATGCATTTGATCGACCAAGTGTTTGTGTTGCCGTAACCAGTTCGTGCGGCAGATTGAGTTGCAAGACCAAATGCAATGAGCAACGGTGTCGATGATGTGGTCGTTCCAGATGTAACCTCAAGATATGTCTTGCCAGTTGGTATCGCCATTGAAGAAAAGACAACCGCATGGTTTGTCGTTGAGACTGCTTGGGTCAGGTTTCCATCAGACACAGAGCCGTATGTGCCATTGCGATCTAGCGGATTCAAAACCGCATAGTTGCCACGCCCATTCCCGCCATCAGCGTAAGGCGTTGGTGTGTCCAGCATCGAGTCGTAGGTCACACCACTGGTCACCGAGATGTTGTTCGGTGTCCAGTTGTTTCCGTTGCCAGAGTAATCTTTGCCAATCGTGGTAGCGGTGTTGCTACTGTTGTCGCTGAAGTTCAGATAGAAGCCATTAGTGCCGTATGTGCCAGCGTACTTCTTGGGCTTCCACACGCCAGTGACTGCATCTGTTTCACCGAATGAAGATGGTGTCAGTGCTTGACCGTCAATGAAGTTGACTTCGGTGAGGTAGCCGTCAAAGTAAGCTCCAGAAAAACCTGCTCCAATGCGTGTAGCAATGGCTGAGTTGATCTGTGTGTTTGTGTTCTGTGATGGGTATGAGCTAATTGAAAACGATGTGATCTCCACATTGTTCACATACATACGCACACGATTTGCCGCTGTCGCTTGTGTTGTGTCCACCTGCATGACAATGTGATACCAAGCCGAAGGATCACGCAGAACCAATGTCGATCTGATCTGATAGGCGTAGGCAGAGCCGTTCCAGTATGCGTACTCAAAATTGTCTGCCGAACTGTTGCTTAGTTTGATGAACTCAAATGCCGATGTTCCATTTGCCCCAACCAGATACATATCACTGGTGAGAGTGCCTTTCTTAACCCATGCGCTCCAAGTCCAAATTTTGTTGTTGGTGGGAGTGGTCAGTGTTCGATTGAAATAAGCAGACGCACTTGAACGCAACCGCACAGAACGGCTGATCGTGTAGCCCTGTGAACCAGAAGCCCCCATCAAGGCATTATCATGGAATGCACTCATTAGCTGTAATTCCCTGTAAACACTGCATGAATACTGGTTGAGCTTCGCACAATATAGTCAACACGATCAACAGCATTTGCAGTGGTAGTCAGCGTAGGAGCAGTGCCACCAGCAAAGTCCCAATAACTACCCCAAGAAAGCGTACGAGAACCCGTACCGTCCTGAACAATAAAGATGCTTCCACTCTGACCAGCAACCAAACCAGTTGGGTTTGCAAGTGTGCGGTTTCCCCCCAAAGTCACAGTGAAATTGCAACTATCAGTGAATGCAGGAGTTATAGTTGAACCATCAGTCAATGTAGTGATGGTAGGAGCAAGAACTCCATCAATCGTGTCAGTTGCTGTGGTCTCACCTAAAGAAGTGACATCACTTCCAGTGTAGATTGATTTGACAATTCGTGCGCCCATTTTTGTTCCTTATGTCGTCAATGCAATGTTTTTTGCAGTTCCAGAATAATTGTAGAACGGCAGATATGAATTACTCACCAAAGCAATCGTATCTAACGTACCACTTGACTTATAAAACGGGAAAGTGATAGCAACAGCAGTTCCCCATGATGCATTAGTACCATCAGTTGTCAGAAACTTACCACTATTCCCAGTTTGAGAAGGTGCAAGATTGTTGAATGCCGCAGTAGCAGTAGATGCACCAGTTCCACCATCAGCAATCGCCAAATCAGTGATTCCAGTGATAGAACCACCAGTGATTGATACATTGCTTGATTCCTGAGTAGCAATTGAACCAAGTCCAAGGCTTGTTCTACCAGTTGCCGCATCCAAACCAGTCGATCCACCATCCCACTTCAACCTATCTGTATAGGCAGTATCCCAGTTTGTCTGAGAAGAAGTCGTTGGGATTGAATAACCAGATGCAAGCGAAATTGCAATCGTTCCACTAGAAGTTACTGGACTTCCAGACACAGAAAGACCAGTAGGAACAGTCACCGAAACAGATGTGACAGTGCCAACATACTGATCAGCACCAGTAATCGTAAAGTTTGGATAAGTACCAGAAATTGATACCGTTCCAGCACCATTCAATGTAACTGTTTGATCTGGCGCAGAGTTGGTAACAACACCAGTAGATGAGTTGTAAGAGATACCAGTGCCAGCACTGATTGCAGACCTAACTCTTGCATCAGTATAGTAAAGGTTTGTACCTTCACTGATGTTGCTCGTTGTTAACGAAACTGTACCAGTCTGACCATTGACACTAGTAACTAGGTTCGATTGGTCAATCTTCTGCCAAACCGTACCATTGAAGAGAAGCCAGTCTCCAACCACCCAATCAGTGATGCCATCAAGATTAGTAGAACCAGAAACACTGACGATATAGTAATAACCGTTAGTACCAGTACCAGATGACAGACTTGGAGAATTTGTTGACGCATTCCATGTACCTTGATAAGACAGTCCACCACCAGCAATCGATGCCCAGGATGTCGTAGTTCCATTGGTAGTCAAGAATTTACCTGAGTTACCAGTCTGACTAGGAATCAGCGTATCAATCTGGTTTTGAAGGCTGTCAAGAGTATCAAGAACTACTTGAGATGTTCCACCACCATTGCCAATGATCTTGATGCGCTCTGCCAAATCCATTGGCACAACTTCACCGACATTGATCTCTTTGCCATTAGACAACTTGATGATCAATGAACCATCAAAGTCAATGTTGGCAGAAATGACAGAAACACCGTCTATACCATCAACACCATTCTTTCCATCTTTACCATCACGACCAGCAGGGCCACGCAAACCATCTTTGCCATTCTTGCCGTCTTTTCCATCACGACCATCACGACCATCCATGCCATCACGACCATCCTTGATGGACGAAATACGCTTCTCAAGTTGATTGCCAACTAGGTCATAACGGTCACGGATATCAGACTCAATCTTCTTAAGAGCCTGGACAACAAGATCAACATTCTCGCCAATCTTGCGTTTTTGGACTTCTTTGGCCTGAGCAACGGAGGCTTTAATGCCATCAAGAACAGCCATCTGCTGTTCTGCGGTCATGTTTTGCAGAATTAACTGCTTTGCTAGGCTTTCAACGTCCATTATTTAGCCTCAGTCATTGCGCCACCAAGTTGCTTGGTCAATTGGTCAAGAAAGTCTTGTTCCATGCCAGCAATTTTGTTGCTCTTTTCTGCCATCTGCATCTCAACAATCTTACTCTTGTTTTTGATGTCAGCTTCCTTGAGCATCAACTCAGCAACCTTCACACGGCGGTCAAATTCCTTAGATGCCATGTCATCCTGATTCGGAAGATTCTGAGTGAGTGCTTGACTGACCCTTGCTTGCACTTCTTGAGGTTTAAGTTGGGCTTCAACAAGCAATTTCTGTGCCTCTGCACGATTTTGCTCTGCCTGAGTAGCCACTTGAGCCACTTGAGCCTGTGCCATCTGCAATTCCAACTGCATTTTCTGCAAAGCAATCTGTTGTTGAGCAGGATCAGGCTGAGACATCTGCTCCAAAGCCGCAATCAACTCAAAACGATTGGTCAGACTGCTATTTTGCAGGATTCCTTTAAGAATCAACGGCAAAACAGGGGTGTTCGGGCCAAGAGTCTGCAACAAAGCGATGAATTGCTGTTGCTCATACTCACGAGCAATGATTCCAAGCGTTGCAGTCGGAACAAAGTTCATGTCAACTGACGGATAGCGGTTCGGGTCGAACTGCATATATCTGAAAGCCGCTTTTTTCACAAACGGAATCAGGAAATCTTCTTGGAAGTTGGTCAAAGTGCGCTTGTACTTCTTGATGATCGATGCCACTGCCATCGAAATGCCACCACTGTTGGCATCACGGCTGACCTGGCTGATCATTCCATTGGAATCTAGAGTGCCAGTAGCTTGCAAAAGCAAACGCTCAAACTCTTTGGCAGTCTGGAGATTGTTTCCATCAGTGTTTCCGAACTTAAACGGATACAAAATCTCAGCAGGATTGCCGTTAGTGAGTAGTGCCTTACCAGGACGGACTTCAAACTTAGCACCACGAGGCAAACGAGTGGCATCCATAGCCATCATCGGGCTAGTCGTCAATGCCAGAGAGTCCAAATGGCTACGAGTCTGTGCATCGATAGCCTTTTGCATATTGTAGGCTTTCTCAACAGTGCCACGACCCAGCAAACGGTTAGGAACTGTGTCATCCTGATACAAAAGAACAGGACGATCCTTCATCATGTAAGGATTTTCCTCAGCTTTTAACATGACACTATCATTTGCAATCACGACAATGGCTTCAACCATGTCTTGATAGTCTTCATTTGGGTCGCCTTCGCCAAACAACTCAACGACACCATCTTTCTCGTCCATCTTTTTCAGATATTCACGAGGCACAAGACCATAATAGGTGAGCATTTTCACCTTGTCGTCTTGGAAATGAGAGTCTTCTTGAGTTGGTTCTAGCGCATCATCCAAGGCATCAGTGCCAATCTTGGACTTACGATAGATTCCAGCCTCCATACCCTGCACAATCTTGTGAATGGAGACATACTTTTCGATTGCAACGCCCATGCACTCCTCAATAGAAGTGCCATTAGGGTCGAAAAGGAAGTTTTTGGGATTGATTGGGTTAATCTTGACGGCTACACGGTCACGCTCTAGAACACCAATTGCGGCTTGACCAATCTGACCAGGAATGGGTTGAGTTGCTGGGATGAACTCTTTTTCCTTTTTTACGATGACTTCACCGATTCCTGAGCCATATATTTCAGCCATCAACTCAATCTGGTCAATAGACTTGCGAATCTTGTCCTTCTTGAAGTCTTCCATGAGTTGCGCTTTGATAACGCCAACATCAATAGATTGACCATTCATATCACGGATGTCGTCAGTGATATCAAAAAAGTCGCCTTGACCAAAGATAGCCTCCATGATCTCTGCATGGCGAGTCTCAACAGCTTGTTGAGTAGCAGGAGTTACGATTCGGCTACGCTCTGACTCACGGCTCTTGTCTTCAGCGGCCCAAATACCACGGAAGATGCGCTCATACTCATTCCAGTCATCCATGTAGTTGGCATCACGATAATCACGCCAACGATTGCAATGCTCTACAACAAAAGACAAAAGTTCCTTATCAACTTCTGACTCTTGTTCTACACCTTCAGATTTGTTCACGTCCTGCATGGAGTATCCCTTTTTGGTATAAACCCAATTCTATTCGGTGTCAAGCATATACCATA